GATACGGATAGATTATTTCCACCACAAAGTTGTGTGATCAAGCCAGAGATAGGGGTACAGTATATGTTCCCATCAGGCTTACAGCACATGGTATATCCTTTCTTCGGAGAGGGTGAGAGAAGAACCGTCGCAGCAAATTTGAATTGCTGGGACATACAGGAACAACAATGACAGAACAAGTAAAAGAAGAATATCAACATTGGGAAAAGGAAGAAGTAATAATAGACCCCGTAGAAACTACGGAAGTAGATGTAGACCCTATAGTTAATGTAAAAGTAGCTTATATAGATAATTTACAGCAGGAGATTCAGGGGATTCAGGAACAGATGGCTTCTTTACAATATCAATTAGATATACGAATAACAGCTTTAGCTATGTATCAAAGTACACTGGAGCCTGAAACGGAAGAAGAACCAAAGTCGAATGGGGAAGATAAGACACCTATGGAAGAAGCTAATGAAATGGTAGAAAAAGCAGAAGTAGATGAGTCAGACAGTTGATAATTTAGAAGTGAAATTAAAAGCACATGAGGATGTGTGTGCAATACGCTATGAGAATATAGAAAAAAGACTGGAAGCTGGCAGTAAACGCTTTGACAAAGTAGATAAGTTAATACTTGGTTTGTATACAATGTTTTTAGGATTTACTGCTTATTTGGAGTTTTTAAAGTAACAGGAGACATGAATGCCCTTAATTCCCCTACGTTTCCGTGCCGGTATTAACCGGGAAGGAACTGATTACAGTAACGAAGGAGGTTGGTACGACGCCAATTTAGTTCGTTTTCGTAAGGGTTATCCTGAAAAAATAGGAGGATGGAGCAAAGATGTTTCTTCAACGTTTAAAGGCAGTTGTCGCGCATTACATGCTTGGGTAGATTTACAGGGAACAAAATGGCTCGGACTAGGTACCCATCTTAAATATTATGTCGCTGAAGGGAATACATTTAATGACGTAACCCCTATAAGAAAAACTACGACCAATGCAGCTACGTTTGCTGCTACTAATGGTTCTTCCACTATTACAGTAACCGATAGTTCTAACGGTGCAGTTACTAATGATTTTGTTACTTTCAGTGGTGCTTCTTCGTTAGGCGGAAATATTACGGCTACAGTAATTAATCAAGAATATCAAATTAAGTTAGTAACAAGTGCCAATACTTATGAAATTACTGCAAAAGACACAGATGGAGATGAAGTAACTGCCACTGGTAGTGACAGCGGAAATGGAGGAGGAAGTGTTACTGCTGTTTACCAACTTAATACTGGCTTAGATACTTATGTTGAAAGTACAGGGTGGAGTGCTGGTACATGGGGGGGCGGAACATGGGGAAGTGCAACAGCTCTAAGCTTTACTAATCAATTACGTCTATGGTCGCATGATAATTTTGGGGAAGATTTATTATTAAATCCACGCAACGGGGGAATCTATTATTGGGATGCCAGTGATAGTTACACTACTGTGCAGCGAGCAGTTAATTTAACCAGTGAGACTAATGCTAATTTAGTCCCTACTGTAGCTTTACAAGTTGTAACCAGTGATGTGTCTCGACATTTACTGGCACTGGGGGCAGACCCTATCTCCGGAAGTTCACGCACCGGTTCGGCAGACCCGTTGTTTGTGTGCTGGTGTGATCAAGAAAACCTAGTGGAATGGGAGCCTAAATCCACTAACAGTGCTGGTTCTTTTAGATTGTCTGCGGGTTCAAGTATCGTGGGCAGCTTACGTGCACGTCAAGAAATATTAGTGTGGACTGACAACGCCATGTATCAAATTTCTTACGTTGGTTTACCGTATGTATTTGCGCCTAATTTAATTAATGAAGGCACCGGGATGATTGGACCCAATGCGTGTGTTAATACGCCAAAGGGGGTGTTTTGGGCAGACTTGGGAGGATTTTATGTTTATAACGGCTCCGTTCAATTGGTTCCTTGTAGTGTCCTTGATTATGTATTCAGTGACTTAAATAAAACTCAAGCTTATAAAGTATTTGGATTTTCTAATACCTCATTTGATGAAGTGGGTTGGTTCTATTGTTCCGGTAGCAGTGATGAAATAGATAAATACGTGGTGTATAACTACGAAGATCAAACTTGGACTATTGGACAATTAGCTAGACAAGCATGGTTAGATGAAGGAGTCGCTCGCTATCCGCGTGCTACCTCAAGCACCGGTACGGTAGCAGCAAGCACAGGCTACTTATATCAACAAGAAGATGGGAATGACGCCGATGGTTCGCCTATGGATAACGTCTATATAGAATCCAGTGATTTCGATATTGCCGAAGGAGAAGAGTTTCAATTTATTAACCGTATTATTCCGGATGTTAATTTCACTGGGTCTGCCGGTACGCAGCAAATTAATTTTGTTCTCAAAACGCGCAATTATCCGGGAGCCAGTTTAGCTACCAATTCCACCAATAACGTGACTAACTCCACTGAGAAAGTGAATGTGAGAGCCAGAGCAAGACAAGCGGCGTTGCGGGTACAATCCGATGACGATGCTGACAGCGGTGTACGCGCAGGCGTGGGCTGGCGTTTGGGTGTATCGCGTATGGACGTTAGACCTAATGGTAAAAGATAATGGGTAGATTGTTAGAGACTCGGTTGCCTAACGCAGTAAATGGTGAGGTAGATGGGGCATTATTTAATCGCTTAGTACGTATTTTACAGCTGAATTTAGAGTCATTTGATCCCAATGCCACTCCCGTATTTACTGTTGTTTTGCGTGACCAGAATCAATTTAACGCGGGCGATATAATATGGAATGTTTCTGAGAATGCGTTAGAAGTTTTTAATGGTAAAAAATGGGTTAATATAACTGATTCTGATGCAAATGGTTTAGAGGCAACCGGAGGCGTGGGTAAGTTAAGTGTAGTAAACAATGGAACGATTAGTATAACGTTATGATAGGTACTTCAATGATGGGCGATTTAGGCGGCGGCTTCGGCGGTTTAGCCTTAGATGTTGGTCCTCCACAATCGGCTCAACAGAAACGTATTGCCAGAGATAAAGTTGTAGCTGGTATTCCCACAGCAGGAGTAGAAGAAGTTGTTACTAGCACTCCTGTTAACAAACCTTCTTTTCGTGAAAGACGTGCAGCACGTCCTTCTTTCCGAGAAAGACGTATGCCAAGGCGTGCACAGCGTCAGGCTTACCGCCAAGCAGGTGGACGTCCTATGATGGATTGGATAATCGGTGGGGATTGGGGTAAGAAAGCCGATCGCCGTAGTTTTTTAAAGAATGCTGCTATGAACATAGCTGGAATTATGAATCCGGCGTTACGTATGCCTATTATGGGATACCAAATGTACGAAGGGATGAAAGATTTAGACCCTTCTAAAAGAAGACAATATTTAGCTATGAATCTAATGAGGGGACCTTTAGGACGTAGATTTGGACCCGGAGCTAGCGCCTTGGGAGGAATTATGGCGTTGAGACAGGGTGCTCCTAGAAGAAGTATATTATCTAATTTATTGGCAGCCAATGCACCGCGTGGTTATCGTGATATAGCGGGCGGTATCGCCAGCATGATGAGTGATACCAGTGGTAAAAGAACTTGGGGGCAGACAGCTCGCAATGTTGGAATGGGTAGAACCTACGGGTATCTCGCTCAACAATTTGGTAATCAACTATACAAACGAGGAGTTGATCCGCAATTTATCCCAATAATGGCTTCTAGTATGGCTAGAAAAGCCACACAGGGAGTAGGTAGTATTTTTCCGGGAGGACCGGGTAAACCATGAGATGTATAACAACAGGACAAAAAGCGTGAAACGCGATAAACTTAATAAAAGAGGATAGATATGGCTGAAGATAGTTGGAATTGGAATGCACCTGATTATGGAAATGATTGGGGAAATATTATGGACGACGATTGGAGTCTTACTGATACTTCCAATAGCTGGGATGATATGTTTCAACCAATTGGAAATGATATTGATTGGGGCAATTTTGATTTTGAAGAAGAATGGGGCGCTCCGTCTTTAACGTGGGAAGACCCAAATACTCGGTATGACGATTGGAGTCTTAATCTTCCTCTCCACTACAGTTTTAATATGGATGCTCCTGATTATGATTATGGCAATATCATGGATGAAGACTGGTCAGATTGGGCAGTAGACCAAGACTGGTCTTTACCGGGTTCTTCTTTGCGAGAATTGTTAGGGGAAGAAGTAGAATATGGTTATGACCCTTACAGCATTGGCTCCGGTATGGATCAATACTATGGAGATGAATACGGAGACGCATGGCGTTCTCCTTGGGCGCAAGGTGACGATCCATTGGGTGGATTTAATTTTGATGCCGAAGGTAATTTAGCACCTTACGATTATGGAATAGGATCATTATTTCCGGGCGCAGGTCCGGGCGCAGGTCCGGGAGTAGGTGCAGGTCCGCAAGCACCTCAAGGTCCGGGTGCAGCCCCAGAAGGGCGTTTTCCCGGATTAAGAAATTTCTTTGGAGGTATCATGCAACCAAGAGGACCCGGTGGCGCGATGCGTCCCCGTAGTCCATTCATGGGCGGAGCAAGTTTTACACCACCTTTTATTAAGCGTATTGGTGATGCACTGGGACTCGGAGGAGGCTCTGGGTTAGAAGATTTTTGGAAAGAAGGGTATGGAGAAGGCGGACAAGGCGGCTTAATGAATCTTATCCCCGGTCTTGGCGGCGCTCTCGGAGGCGACGGTAAAAGCGGCGGTATGGGC